CGGGCGGCAGAAGGACATAACCGGGTCCATGGTTTCGCCGTCCCCTGCGTCGATTGCTGCGGCGTCCAGGCGCAAGGTCCCGCCACTGGGGTGTGGCCATTGCCCGCGAAGGTAGTCGTCCAATTCTGCCCAGGTGTGATCTTCGTGTGGGCTGCCCCAGATGACGTGCTGCGCCAGGACGAAGTAATCGGTCTTGCCGTGCCCTAGGACGACAATTTCTAGACGGTCGCGTTGCACGTCGACACCAGCCGTCAGGACCAGAACGTCCGGGGGCAGAGCGTCCAGCCCGAACCGTTCACGGCGCGCGGCCAAGGCGGCTTCGTCGATCTCTTCGGCGGCCTCACGCCAGCCTTCCGCCAGGATCGTGTTCACGAAGGTCTGAAGCTGGTCCGGGTGCGCCTTGGCCGCCAGAAACTCCGCCGCCAGCTTGCCCCAGGACGCATTCGCCAGCGTCGACACCAAGGCGTTGAGCCGGAAGCCCGCATGGCCTTCGACTTCGGGCCGCTGGGCGCGCCACGCGCCGTTGTCGACCATGCCCGCCTTGTGGCATTCGTCGATCAGTTCTTCGCAATGCGGGCAGCGGAAGGCGGCGGTCTGGGGCTGGTCGGGCAGCCATTCGATATGCCGCCATTGGATTTCGGTCATGGCCCCACACTCCGGGCACGGGACTTCGAAGATGCGCTGGTCGGACTGGGCATAGGACCGCAGCACGTTCGACGTGTCCATGAGCGTCGGAGTCGATCCCAGGATGATCTTGCGATTGGCGAAGGACAGGGTGCGGCGTTCGGCCAAGGTGATCGGGCTGCCTTCGGCGGACGGTTCCATGGCGTCGGCTTCGTCGATCAACAGGACGCGGACGTTGTGGCGGCGCAGGTTCCGGGGGGACTTGGCCGCGACGATCTTCAGCGATCCGCCGGGGAAGCGGCGCGACAGAAGCGTGGACCGCCCGGACTCGTCCGCGTCGCCGGATATGAGGCCGCGCAAGGTGGGAGTTGCGTCGAAGATCGGTTCCAGATCGGACACCACATAGTCGCGCGCGTCGGCTTCGGTGGGCAGAAGGGCTAGGATCGGGGACGGCTCATTCGCGACGTAGGACGCCAGCGCGCCGGTCAGAAGCGTGGTGAACCCGACGCGGACGGGCTTCACCAGCGTCACACGCTCCACCAGCGGATCAGAAATGGCGTCTGCAATGCCCCGCTGATAGGGCCAGAGGGTGACGCGCCCAGGCAGGGCAGAGACGCCTTCAGGCAGCCGCATTTCGGCTTCCATCCACGCGGCCAGCGACATGCGCGGCGGCGGCTTCAGGGCGGCCAGGGCGCGCCTACGGGCGGCGGTCAGGGTGTCAGTCGTCACGGCTTGCTTCCTCCAATGCGTCGCGGACTTCGCGGTCGATCATCTGCACGTCATGGGCGGTAAGATGCCCAAGCCGCTGTTGAACGCGGGCGGGGATTGCCAGCATGGCCGCGCGCACATCGCGCAGGACATGCGCCCACGCGGATTCGACTTCGGCGACAGGCACCAGCGCGGCGCGGGTCTTGGCGTTTGCCAGTTCGATCTTCTCGGCATTGGCGCGGGCCAGTCGCAGCTTTTCGGCGTTCAAGTCCGGGTCGGTCGATTGCCGCCCCCGCTGCCCGACGCGCAGATGTTCGACATAGGCGCGGACGGCGGCTTGCAGATCGAAACGCCCGTCCGTCCGGGGGATGACGCCTTGACGGGCCAGCGCGTGAATGCGGGCCGTCGACAGATTCAGCCATCCCGACAATTCGGCGGCTGTCACGGTGTCGCCCAAGTGGGGTTCCACGCCGCCACCAAGGACGGCTTCGATTTCCGGGTCATAGGCGGTCATGCCATCCCCCCTGTTTCTGGGATTTCTAGGATTTCCAGAAAAGCTGGAACGCCGAAGTTGGATTCCCGATTCCAGAATTTCTGGAAAGCGCGAAAGACCGGGGCTCCGCGCCCCCCGCAACGCGCCACGCCCAGGAGGGACCCGTGCGACAAGTGCGACAAGTGCGCCGGTTCCTCCCCTAGTGGGCTGTTTCCTGTAGTGTTCGCGCGCGCGTAGGCGATAAATCGGAAGACATGTCGCACTTGTCGCAGATGCAGGGATTCCAGTGACTTAGAGGATTTCGAAGTCATCGGTGAAGTCCTCCTTTGTCACGCGGATGCCCTGATACCCACGCCCCCGAATTCGCAGCGTGTCCTTGATCGCCTCAAACCCTCGCTGCGAAAGCGTCTCTGGAAAACTCCGGGCCTTCGTTCCGGGGTGTTCCCCGTTCTCGAAAGCGTAGGTGCTCCACGAGTCCCAGAGGTTCGCCGTCGTGTCCGCGTCGTGCTTTCCAATCGTGCAGCACTCTTCAATCCACTGGGCGAAGATGTCCTGTTCCGCGAAGTAGGCGTCTGTTGCCCGCTGGGCGACTTCTGGTCTGACCAGCCCGTGAGCCTGCCAGTCCAGACACCCTTCGATCATCCACGACAGAATCCCCGGCCATTCCGCCTTCAGCTTCGCCGGTAGATCGGTGTCCTTCGACTTGGGGGGATGGTCGAAGGGCAGGATGATAAAACGCCGCTTCACGGCTTCGTCCACGCTGGTCAGGGTCGGCGCGTTGTTCCCGACGATCACCAGCTTCATTTGAGGCGTGAATTCGAAGCTGTTCTGGCGCATGAAGCGCGCCGTGATCTTGTCGCCGCCCGTGAGCGCCTTGATACGGTTCTCTGCCCATGCCCGCCCTTTTTCGGTTTCAGACGCCCAGGCCAGCCGTGCGCCGTCCAGACGGGCAATCTCTTCCGGGTGAGCGTCGTGTTTCGCCGCCGTTAGAGTCGAGGTCGCCACGTTGATCGCATATTCGCCCAGGATGTCGGCCATGGTGTTGATCGCCGTCGACTTGCCGGAACCGCCGGGGCCGTAAACGAAGACCAGCGCGTGTTCCTTCGTCATGCCGGTCAGTGAATAGCCGCCCCACATGCGAAGGAAGCGGACGGCTTCCGCGTCACCGCCCAGGGCTTCGTCCAGGAAGGCCAGCCAACGGGGGCAGTCCCGCGCCGGGTCGAACCGATCTAGGCGCACGGGTGCGGCGGCGGTCAGACGGGACACATGGTCCGCCGGATTGCCGGGGCGCAAGGTGCCGGTGCGCAGATCGACGGTGCCAGTGGGCGTTCCCAGAAGCCATGGATCACGGTTCCAGTCCGCCGCCGTGGCGACGAATTCCCGAACCGTCCGCGCGCCCCGTTCGATGGCTTCCCAGACGTTGACCTTGCGAAGCGCTTTGGCCGCCGGATCGTCTTCGGCCATGTCGGTTGCTAGCTTGCGGGCGTAGTGGTGGGCTAGCTTCGTTTCCTCACGCCGCCAGGAATTCCCGTCGAACCGGAACCAGCATCCCGCCGCGTGGTCGAACCGCAGTTCATCCTTGTGGGCCGCCGTGAAGGCCCGGATCACGCCGTCTTCGTCCAGGTCGAAGTCCACGTCGCCGTTCGCGGGTGTCCCGCCCAGGATGGCTTCAATGTCGTCATCATAGACCGTCTGGGCGTCGTCCAGATTGTCGAACAGGTCGATGATTTCCGCGCCTTCCCCGGTGATCCGCGCATGGGCATTCTGAAGGGTTCGGTCCTGTTGCCGTTCCCCGGCGCGGTGCCACCACGCGCCCGCGTCGCCGTCATCCTGGGCGATTTCATCGCGGGCTTCCTCTTCGCCCATGCCCTCGCGGAAACGGTCGCAAAGGAATTTGAAGCCGACACCAGAGCCCGACTCGTCGCCGCGCTTCGGACTGGCCTTCCCGGCCTGCCGCTTGAAAGCGGGGCCATGGTCGCGGACCAGCCATTCCAGATCGGCGCGCTTCACGGGCCGGATGGTCGACACGTCGCCAAGCTGGTCTTCGGTGACGGTGAAATACCGCCCGCCCAGGAACAAGGCGATTTCGGTATGACCGCCCAAGGAGAATTCAGCGCCACCCTTTGGCCTCACCAGTTCCGCGTCCCGCAACGCGGCCATGTCCGACTCTCGACAAAGGAACAGGACATGCAGTCCCGTGCCGCTGGGGGACCGTTCGGCGTAGCTGGCGAAGCGGTCGACCACGGCGGACGCCCAGGGGGCCAGTTTGTCGCCGTCCAGGCAGCCGTCCAGATCGACGCCACAGAGCCGCCAGCCGCGCGCCTGGGGCAACGGGGCGAACATGATGCCCAAGCCTGAAGCCCGTGCCCTGGGAAGCCCTTGGGCGCGCTTATAGGCGGCTTTCCGGCTGCCCCAGGTGTCAGGACTATCGGACTTTGCCGCGCACCCCGTGGACGGGTTCACGGGCAGCTTCCGCCCGTCGCCGTTCTCCCTCCACGCCACCCAGATCGGGGCGTCCTTCAGGTCGCCAAGGGTGAAGGTGGGCTTGCCAGGGGGCTTTGTATTGTGGTATTCAGATACCGCGTTTTTCATGTGCTCTCTCCGGTGTATGTGAAGACGCTTCGGTCAATGCCAGATCGCCCGCCGTCCAGGTCATCACCCTGGGCGGCGGCTTTCGTTTCGGGTTGGCGATGTGGGGTGATGGTCCGCAGTCAGCGGACAGAAGGGCGTTTTCGGTGGGACGCTTTTCCCGAAAAACCCTGAAAAACCATGGGACTTTTGAGTGTCCCACTTTCGGTTATCTATCTGATATTTAGCGGTTTCTGCATTCCGCCCCCGGGCACCATTTCTTCATTTAGGCCTTTGAAATCCCCTAACCCTCGAAGGGAAAGGTAGTTTTATAGTTCCATACCCTTGAGTCCGGCAGCATCCCGGAGGCTCAGGACGTGGGGGAATGCGCCGCGCTCACCACGTATGTGCCCGTCAGCATCACCAGACGAAACGCTGCAACGCCGTGCGGCGTGCCCATCCGCTGCGCAGGTGCGAGGACGTTGCCTAGTCTCAGCCTAACGATCGGAAGCGTCTTGTAAGGCATGGTTTCAAAGTATCGATGAGTGGTAGGGGAAACTGCTATGATAATTCCAGCAACAAGACCAGAGCGGTCAGGCCCCTTGATCCTTCCCCTCCGTTGCGTGAAACACCTTCGTGTAGCGAGGGAGAGACGACGTGACCGATTTCGAGGCGACCAGGGCGATGTTCTACCTGCCGGACGGGGTGATCTATCTCGACGGAAATTCCCTTGGTCCCTTGCCGGTCGCCGCGCAGTCGCGGGTTGCGTCGATGATGCGCGACGAATGGGGCGATATGCTGATCACCGGCTGGAACCGGGCCGGATGGATGGCGCAGCCCATGGCGCTGGGTG